AACTGAAGATGAAAATATTACTCTTACTTTGAAAACAGCTGGCGGCGCCGACTTAACGGTTAACGAGTCTGTTATTTCTACTACTGTCACAATTTTAGATACTAATTCAACACCACCTCCGCCTCCACCTCCAGTATTGGGTCCTTATGGCGGCGTATTGAATCTTGTTCCTAGTGAAGACTCGTGGTTTGACGATTCATATGCTGAACCCGCTTATCAAAATAAAGAAGGTTCATGGGACAATTTAGAAATTCAAGGCGATTGGAAAGAGACTTGGGGTTCTTGGGAGCTTGTGTCTGAAGATGTAATAGAAGCCACTACTGAAAACACTGAAGGTGAAATAGGAATTCCTCCTAAAGGCTTCAGTGGGACTTTTGAACCGAATTCTATTGACTATGAAACTAAAGCTGAAGGCAGTGGTTACTGGGAAACTGAAATAAAGACATGGACAGGTCGCCGGCAGAAGTATGATATAACTACTACAATAGCTGGTAAAAATACTCAGACATGGGAAAGAACTGGATCACGAATTTTTTATGGAAGAATTCCAGATGAAATTACGGAAAATGTTGGCGATTCTGTAATAAATTCTGAAGTTGCAGCGTTTGTTAGACCTATAACTATCAGCGGCCAAGTACAAGCTCTTATGCCTGATGCCGAGCATAGCATTGTTATGGGAGGCATAAACAAAGGATCTCTAGTAACTAACTCTGCTGGTCGAGCTACCTTTAGCATCAGTGTTAATAAAGGTGAGTTCCGTTGCGGAAATATATTAGTAGAAATAGCAGACTCCAATAAAGCAGATGATGTTGAATCGTATGCATCTGCTATCTTTAGTGCTAATGGAACTAAGAGAAAACTACAAACTACTTACGTAACGACAAAGTGGTCTCAGCCTCCAGTTGGAGCAGTACCGCTACAAGAAACAAAAGAAGTAATTCTACCTGTAGGTGAAGACGGTAGAACTATGACTAAAAAAGGTGATCTAATTATTGATACACACCGAGAGACTGGTACTCCAGAATGGGTTCCTGTAGAGGATATTCTAACTTCTTCTGGTTGTGCGCTTCTCTATCCGGGACAGAAGTTTTTTAATTACCAGAGATACGATGGGACTACTTATACTGAATATGTTCCATCATCTGACTGTACAGATACTGGAGATGACGAAACAGATACTGAAATCATAAATTTAGTTCCGGCTGGTAAAACACTTGACACTAGCACAAAAACGATTGTAGACGATGACGTTATAGTCACTGAAGTTACATTGTTTGATACTGCTACCAATACTAACTCTAACGGCGGAGACAATGTTGTTACCATCACTCTTTCTAATGGTGCAAATTTAGTTGCTGATGGATTGGATGAAGGAGATTTTGTACCAGGAGTCACAACAACTGAAGGCCGTTATGCGATGGCGTATGAGAATGCTGGTATTCAAGTAGCAGGACCATATTCAGTAGAAGTAAATGATGTTACAACTGACACTAATCTTGCAGCTAAAATAGTAGCTGCAACTGCCTTTGATAAGTTACCTAGTTATAAAATAGGTACAATGGAGCAACTTAACAATATTTGTTTGTTTGACGACCCATTAGCACAAACTTTCTATGTAACTGGCATGCCAGGAGGTATGTTCATACCTTCTGTTGATATATTCTTTAAAACTATATCATCAGAATCAAATAATAATGGAATCACACTAGAAATTAGAGAAGTGGTGAATGGTTATCCTAGCACTACTGTTGTTCCTAACGGAGTAGTTCATCTCAGAAGAAGCGATGTTTTTGCCTCTGGTAAAGAAGCAGACGGTTCTGTTAAGTTCAATTCTACAAAATTCAGATTCCAAAATCTTGTACACTTGCAAAATGATACAGAATATTGTGTTGTTCTTAGACCAGAAGCAAACGATCCTGGTTATGAAGTTTGGGTAGCTGAACTAGGAGAAATTCAAAAGAATACTACAAATAGAATCACAAAGCAAGCTCATGGTGGTGTTTTGTTTACTTCTGCTAATAATAGAACATGGACAGAAAGACAGTCAGAAGATTTGATGTTTATTGTAAACAGATGTAAGTTTACAACAAATACTGACTACGTTTTAAACATGACAAACAAAAACACAGATTGGATTGTTTTTGACGACACTACTTGGGATGATACTGATATTGATCCTGAAGGACTACAACCAGTAATAGCTGCTCCTAAATTTGACAAAGAGACATATGTACACGGATTTACGCCTAATATATCCATTCCAGGATCTGGCTATAATATATTGTCGCCTCCTACACTAACAGTAAGCGGCGGGGGCGGCAGTGGTGCTCAACTCACTTGCCAAATTACAGGCGGAGCTATTACATCGGTCACTGTAGTGAATCCTGGATCTGGATATACTTCAGATCCTACAGTTACAGTTGCTCTTCCACCTGGCGGCGTCGGTGCGCAAGGTTCTATTTCACTCACACTCAATCGTGCAAAAGTAAAATATTTTGACTATCCTTATAGAACATATGAATTAGATGTTTTAAAAGGCTCATTTGCTCAAGGAGATAGAGTTGGCGATGGTACTACTTTTGTTAGTATTGGTTCTATTAGCAATAGAGTAGTAGATGCCCATGTATTAAAATGCTCTTATGCAAATGCAGGAGAATTTGGTACTATCAAAAAAGAAATTGCTCTAACTAATACAGGAGCGGCATCTGCTAACACTACTTATAGTAATGTTGATACAAATTCGACAGTTGAGCTTAAAGAAGAAAAAACAATTTACAGTTACTCTAACGAAGTTGCAAATTTCTCTTCAGCAAAAACTGCTAAAATTAAGTTTACTATAAGCACTCCTTACAACAATTTGTCTCCTATCATAGATATTGCAAGTGTTGATATGGGAATATATAAGAATAAAATAAACAATACATCAAATGAAGAAGTTAGATTTGGTGGAGACGCATTAGCAAAGTATATCTCAAGACAAGTAGTTCTTGCTGATAAACAAGACGCTGAAGATATGAGAGTATTCTTAGATAATGCTATTCCTGCAGGAGCTAGTGTTGAAGTTTATGGAAAGTTTAGAAGCAGTGAAGATGACGGAGAATTCTCAAATGATATTTTCTGGAAGAAACTAGAAGTAGAAACTTCACCTGCAATAGCCTCTGAAAAGTTTGGCCAATACGTTTATAAAATTCCTGAGAAAGGTTCTACTTCTATCGGAACTAATGTTGACGGTGTTCTCGAATATGATGTCACTAGAATAGAAAGCATTGCAGTTACTTCAGGCGGATCTGGTTACGAAGATGCTCCTCCTTCTGTCAGAATAGTACATTCTGGGAATGGATATGGAGCAGCAGCGGAAGCAATTGTAGCAGGCGGAGTTGTAACTGGTATTAGGATAATTAATCCTGGTAGAGGATACGAGGGTGGAACTGTGACTGTAGATTTTGTCGGTGGTAGCGGAGCGGGAGCAATAGCAGGAGCGGCAACTGTACAACTGGTCACTTTTACTACGTTCAAAGACTTTGCTATTAAGATAGTTCATCTATCAAGTAACACTGCAAAAATTCCTAAGTCTGCTGGACTAAGGGCATATGCATTGCAGGTGTAAAAATGAGTATAAATAAGTTTGTTCAGATAAAAGAATCACCAACCTTCTATCGAGATATTCACTCGAAGGGGTTGGTGAATACTGATAATAGAGCATTAGAAGAATATAAAGCTGCTCGTAAAAAGAGACAAAGTAGCAAGCATACGATTCTTCAATATGAAAATGATATAAATACATTAAAGAATGAAGTATCTGAAATAAAAGATTCGCTGAAAGTGATTCTTGACAGACTCACTGCAAAGGACAACTAAGTGGCAACAATAACTTTAAGGTCTACTAAAGGTAGTCCGTTGACCAATATCGAAGTTGACGGAAACTTTACTAACCTGAATAATGATAAGTATGAGTCAGGCGATTCTGTTGTAGTCGCTGATATAACTTCTAGTGGTGACCACACTGCATCTATATCAGCAGCAGTCTCAGCAGCAGGAACAGATCAGACAGGAGCAACTGCTTTGTCTAAGACTTTTAATCTCGTTTCTACTGCAACTGAAAATCAGGGGGTGAAACTTCCTACTGCAAGTGCTGGAGTGTTGTATACTATTATTAATGGAACTTCTGCAAACGTAAAAATATATCCTAACACTTCAGGAACAATAAATAGTGGTGCAGCAAATGCTTCTATTCTTATTTCTCCTGGAAGCACGATAAAATTGATTGGAATAGATAATACTAATTGGAATACCATGGTAGAAACAATTATATACGACTCGTCTGGCAGTCGATTAAATTAAGGAATTAAGTAATGCTCCCATTAAGAATTAAAGCCTCTAGCACTCCTCCTAGTTCAGCGAACTTCCAAGGCTTGCAGGAGATGACAGAAGGAGAAATCAATCAATATCTGTCATATGTAATCACAAATAAGTTTGCTACAGACACCGATGGTACTGGAACAGCAGAGTTAAATGTAGATACTGCAAACGCTCTAACAGGTACTAGCATTGGTACTTGGACAAACACTATCAGAAATGACGCAGTTGGAACTCACCCAACCGCTGGTGCAACTACAGATACTACCTACTATTTCAAGCAAGTAACAGCAGCAGCTTCAGAAAGCATTACCAATCGTCCGGTTGGCTGGGACTCAGCGATTAAAGAATATACTGATGCAGGATTAGACACTGATATTCTTGACAAAGTTATTGAGGACATGGTAACTAGCACTGGTTATACAGTAGGACAATATACCCTAGCTGCCTCTGCGCCTGCAGGTGGTACATGGACTTCTCGTGCTACTATTACAGATAGTAATCAAGGCGGTTCTACTAGTTTATATCTGTGGCAAAAAACTTCTCCATCTACATCAGCAAACTCTGATTTGGCTTCTCTCAAGCTAGATGGCACAAACGTCAAGATGATGTCTGCTGTTGAAATTGAGCAAATGGTTCCTAACTTCAGAAATCGAATCATTAACTCGGGTATAGGTACATATAAACTTCAAGCATCTGCTCCTGCCGGTGGTACTTGGGTTCAAATGGGCGATAGTCTAACAGATACTCGTCAAGAAGTAGCTTCAGAAAACTATGCAGGAACGTATACTGGCAATTTTAGTGGTAACTATGTAGGCGACTATGCAGGCGGATATGTCGGAGATAAAACATATTCGGGAGCATATGCTGGTGACTATGCAGGAAACTACGTGGGTGCGTATGTTGGAGCTAAAACATATTCGGGTTCATATACTGGTTCATTCTCTGGCGACTACGCAGGTAACTATGTAGGAACTTCAGCATATTCTGGTGATTATGCAGGCGCATATGCTACTACTAACGCATATACAATCTATTATTCAGGATTTGCTGGTGATACTAATTACTACACTGGATACTACACTGGATTCTATACAGGTTTCTATACAGGTGATAAAACCTATACTGGTTACTACACTGGTGAATACAATAGAAACTTTACTGGTGACTATGTAGGAACTTCTGCATACTCTGGTACATATTCAGGCACTTATACTGGTTATTATACAGGTAACTATGTAGGAACTTCTACTTACACTGGTACATATTCAGGCACATATTCAGGTACATATGCTAGAAACTTTACTGGAACATACGCAGGCAATACTATTCAAGCAACTACTGAAAACGTATCGACTGTGAAACTTTGGTTAAAGACTGCTTAAAAAATTGACTATATAGTATTGAAGTTTTATTATTTGGAGTTATATTATGACCGATCTATCAGTTTCTTCGGACACCTCTGTTACACAAGTGTCCGAAGAAATTACCCCTAAAAAGAAATATCTCAATCCTTATTGGTCTAATAAGGACAATCGTCATCTCATTGTAACTATCGAGCTTGCAAATGGACAGCATAGTATGGCTTCCATTCAAGATCCTGAGGGTACAAATCCTGACATGAAAGCTGTGTTAGAACAGTACACTGAAGAAGAAATTGATGCTAACACACAAGAAGGTCTAGACAGGCGCAACGAAAACATCAAGCGTCAAATGGAAAGGCGTGAGTCTCAGCAGGCAAGAGCAAGGCAAGAAGCATTGTTCAATTGCAAACTTCAAGCATTTGAAGTTGACGCTATCAAGAACTCAAAAAATACTGAATTAAAACGAATGATTCGTAAGTCTAAGTCAATCATGGAAGTTCAAGCATATGCTACTATTTTGTTGATGAAGGAACTTGAGAATGGCAAAGAAGCAGACTAAAGGGTTTGTCATTGTTGCTTCTGTCAGAAAAGGGTTTTATCGTTACGCAAAAGTACTAGCAGAATCAGTACGAGACTTTTATCCAGAAGCTAACATTACTTTCTTTACACACGAAGAATGGGTTGAGCCTGAAGACTATACACTGTTTGATAACATTGTAACTGAAGGTATTCCTCGACACATTCGTGCTAAACTGTGGGCGCTCAATAAAACTCCATACGACATCACTTGTTATCTAGACGCTGACATGATGTGTGAGCATGAAGATATTCAGAATGTCTGGGAAGAATTGCCCGATGATATGGATATCGTATTCACTAAAAATCGTCCATATAATGCCAAGCTAACTAAGTTAGCAGAAGGCGAAGAGATGACTTGTCATTGTGGGTTCTTTATATATAGAAAGAACGAAGCAACAATGGACTTGATGGGCGCATGGTATACTGAGTATCTCAGGCAATGGGAGCCAGATTATGACATGCAACACTATCCAGAAGACGCTCGTAAATGGGATACATTTACTATGTGGCGCCTATTGGCTTACGGTGAGAAAGGAGTCAAATGGGGATACATCAAAGAACCAGACGCTCGTTGGAATTTTGTAAACGGATATCACTTTGAGGAGCTTCAAGGAACTGATATTGTTTTGTATCATCACACAATACCTCAGGACAAGTTAGACTAAGAGTTTAAGTTATGAAATGGATTAATATTAATAATACTGAAGTATCAGAAATTTTAAACTCATACAGTGACTGGTTCTTTGAACAAGACTTATCTGAATTAGATAAAATATCTAATCATGAAGGTAGGCATCAAGGTTATGATTTAGAGAAAGCATGTGGTGAAGAGCACTTAAAAGAAATAGTTGACAAAGATGGTGAACACATTGGTTATCCTGAAAAGACTATTTCTGTAGACATTGCATCAGAAGAAAGAGTATCGTCTGAACATAAGAAAAAATGTCGTGACATGGCGACTAAATTATGTTCTTATCTGGGCGCACGTAATCAAGCAGTCAACGTGTATTATCCTGCAGAAGGATTTATGAGTTGGCACAATAACTGGAACGCCTCTGGATACAATATTCTTCTCTCATATTCAAAAGAAGGAAACGGTTTCTTTCGTTACCTGGATCCTATCACAAAAGAAATTGTAACAATGAAAGATAAGCCAGGCTGGACATGCAAAGTAGGATATTTTGGTAGAGGTAGAGAGCCTGACAAAGTGTTTTATCACTGTGCAGGCTCACACGAACAAAGAATTTCTTTAGGCTTTGTCATACCACACTTAGAAATGTGGCAAGACATGATTGAAGACATTTCAGGCGAAGACGCTACTTCTTACCAATAGCCATGTAGCGATCAAACTCGTTTAGACCATCAAACGTCCAATATTTTTGTTTAATATTTCCTTCGTAAAGCACCTTTTTAATACCAGTATTTTCTAGGTGCTCAGACGGACTTGATACACAGTTAATACCATACATCTCTTTGATTAAATTTGAGTTTTGTATTGCAAATATACAATCAGAATTTGCCGTAGTTAGCTCTTTTAGTGGATACATTGTCTCTGCACACATTGAGATTACTACGTCAGATTCCATTGCATTGATGTCATGAAACGCAAAAGGAACATCCCAGTTGATATGATTTAAATCAATACCTTGCTCTCTGTAATATCTGTTAAAAACTTTAGACAATTCTAAGGCATCGTTATCAACATCAATGAGATTTATTTTTTCAACATTCATGTTTTCACATAACAAAGGAATCAAAGGAAATCCTAACCAAGAATTCAACACTGTAATAGTCAATTTCTTTTCATTATCTATGTTCTTTAATAGCTCTTCTACGAGCCAAATAGCAGCTTCCATTGAATTAGGATTTAAAGACTTTCTGAAGTCTTCTTGTTTGTAAGGCATTTCATGATTAATTTTATCTAAACCATCACCCCAATTTTTATAGTTATTTAAAAAATTATAACTTAACATCTTCAGGTCGCTCCATAGAATCATATAAACAAATAAGTGGCTCTTCACGCACTACGTGTTGTTTCACATCAGTAGGCCAAACGTAACCATTGTTGTAACTGTACACCCATCCATCAGGAAAATAATCTATTTTCAATAGTCTTTCGCCTTGATGAGCAAAAAGATTATCTAGTCCTCTATAATAAAAAAACATCTGAGAAGGATAATCTTTCACAAATTTAGTAATCTTGTCAATATTTAGTCTGTCATTCCATCTAAGCACACTGGAATTCAAATCAGTATATGCCCAAGGAATATCTACAACATCTGTTTTCATCTTTCGTAGATTGTGCCAGCTTGTTCTGATGAAAACAAGATTGTCATCACAAGGATAGTCTACTATGCAATCTATATCTTTTTGTATAATTACGTCCAAGTCAAAAAATATTTTCTCACCTTTCTGCTCTACTACATTACGATCAAAAAGATGTAGCTTGTTCCACCATTTCTCGTAGTAGTTATCTTCTGGAAAAGGTATCACAAGTATATCTGGATTCAAATCATGTGGTAGTTCAGTCAAGCAATAGAAATCAAATTCTTCTTTGATAAACTTTTTGCATTGATCGTGTATCTTATTCACATGCTCAGGGCCATACTTCTTTCCCCATTTAACTGTATAAATGTTAATCATCGCCAATGTTCCAATAAATTAGGGTCTGCTAAGTCATCTTGTTTAGTGCTGCCTCTAGATTTATCTTCAAAAGGCAACAAGTCAATATTAAATACACACAGTATAGGATCTTCTCTATATGTATCTACTGCTAAATCTCCTGTATCCCAATCTCTGCCTCTGTTGTATGAGTATGCCATCCAACTTGGAAAGTGGCCCCACAACTTTGCTTCACTGAAGTCTCCCCAACGCCAACTGTGATAGTTGTCTGTTCCGTCAGTGAAGGTAAACCATATTCTTTCTTGATGCTCTAGTACATCTTTCCATATTACTTCACACTGGTCGTCACTCCATACTTGACAGCTTCCGTTTGTGTAAGCTCCGTGTGCCAACTTAAACTGACGAGTAGTCATTGGTCTAGGATCTTGCCACCAACTTCTCAGTTTAGTAGGTCGATCTAAGTCGTATGTAATGATAGGCCCCATATCGTTTTGGATAATAACATCCAAATCCAAAAAGACGAAACGACCAGTAGGTTTATCTTCAGCAAAATTATGTGTGTTGAAGACAAATGTTTTAGGGCGATCCCAGCACCTAGCCATACCGTATTTAAAATTATCACTACCAAACCAATACTTAGGGTGAATGCTGTCAATGTCAGGGAAGTCAATTACTTTAATCTCCTCGTCTAGACCTTCAGGATGTTCAGTATAACAATAGAAGTGAAAGTCAAACTTTTCAGGATCAGTATGACGCTTTGCCATATTCTTTAGTTTGTTTACAAAGTGAGGACCATACTTTGTTCCCCATTTGCAGCAGACATAATTTACTCTCATTATCCCTCCCATAGTGTCAACATGATTGGATCTTCTAATTCTTCTAGTTTTATTTGCGTCTTTGCTTTCGGATCAGGTGTCAAATCTGTATTAAAAACACAAATCTTAGCATCAGGTCTGTATTGATGTATCTCTATATCGTCAGGATAAGTCATGCCTCTGTTGTATGAGTATATCCATTCGTACGGAATATTA